GCGTTTGCAGCCGGACGGCTCGATCATTATCATTAATACAAGATGGCGGACGGATGATCTGTCGGGCCGCTTGTTAAAGCAGCAAGGCCAGTTGAAATCGGACCAGTGGGAGGTGTTGGAGTTCCCAGCTATTTTGCCGAGCAACACGCCTTTGTGGCCGGAGTATTGGAAGCTGGAGGAGTTAGAGAAGGTCAAGATGTCGATTGGCCTTCGGAAGTGGCAAGCGCAGTGGCAGCAGCAGCCGACCTCGGAAGAGGGTGCCATTTTGAAAAGGGAGTGGTGGCAGCGATGGACGCACAACTCTCCGCCCAAGTGTGAGTATTTGATCCAGAGTTACGACACGGCGTACTCGAAGAAAGAGACGGCGGACTTCTCTGTGATCACGACGTGGGGTGTTTTTGTCCCGGACGCGGACTCGGGTCCGAACATTATTTTGTTGGATGTCGTCAAGGGCCGGTGGGATTTTCCGGAGTTAAAGCGAATTGCCAAGGAGCAGTACAGCTATTGGAATCCGGATAATGTCTTGATCGAGGCCAAGGCCACAGGTGTTACTTTGCAACAGGAGTTGCGTCGGGTGGGAATACCTGTGACGATGTACAACCCCGGTGGCAGGCGAGCCGGGCAGGACAAGATCAGCCGGGCGCATGCGGTAGCCCCTTTGTTTGAGAGCCGGATGGTCTGGGCACCGGAGACGGAGTGGGCGGAGGAGTTGATCGAGGAGTGTGCGGCGTTCCCGAACGGGGACAACGACGACATGGTCGATTCGACAACACAGGCCATGATGAGGTTCCGTCAGGGGAACTTTGTGACCTTGCAGACAGACGATGTCGAGGAAGAGTCGAGTGACTCGCTTGTGTACGAGTATTATTAGCCCTAGAATCTGTGCAGTTTAACCTTGTTAAGGGTACGCCATGGACCGTGATCAATTAAACGCCTTGAATGCGTTGATTGCGCAGGAGGATGAGTCGGGGGATTACGACGATTTAGTGGAGATGGCCGAGGGTGGTCCGGTGGGTGAGGACATGGCATCTGAGGCAGAGTCGGGCGTGAGTTATTTTGCACAGGGCGGCGAGGTCGAGGACTCTGCTGCGATTTTAAATCGCATGCAACAGGGTCCTATGCCAGCACCTACGCCTGCGCCGCGTCGCACGGCAGCGCAGATGTTGCAGACCTTTGCCGAGGGTGGTGAGGTACAGAAGACGCCGTTCCCGGAGTTGTTGGACATCAACAAGCAGGTGAGTGCGGGTGCGCCGGTGGAGAATTTGTTCGGTGCGAATTTATCGCAGCCGACAACGGCGATGGCGAGTACGCCGAGCGAGATCAACATCCCGACGTTCCAGCCTACGTATACGCCACCCACGGGCCCGAACATCATCACGCCGACTCCGGCGATTGCGGGCATTGGCGCGCAGCCTACTTTGTCTCAGCCTGTGTCGGCACCGACGACGACATCGCGGTCGTTGTTTGAGCAACTCAATCCTTCGACGATGGCAGCGATGCCGGACTACACCACGGGTTTGTCTGCGTACACACCGACTGCCCAGACGTTCCAGAGACCAACACTGTTGACGAAGGAACAGTTACAGAAGGCACAGCCGACGTTAGTGCGGTATGAGCCGAGCATTACTTATGGTGGCTTAGAGACGTATCAGGGTCCGTTGCAAACGAGTCCGTATGCCGATACGGGCACCGTAACACCGGGCAGCGGCACGATTACGCCGACAGCACCGGAGCCTTTGCCCAATGTAACGCCGGGTGGTTACACGTACGCGAACTACGTGACACTGACCCCGGAACAGTTATCTGGCGTGGGTGACAAGGCGCAGATAGGTGAGGCGTATAAGGGCATTGTCACGCGTCAGCAGGCGGATGCAACGGCGGTACGTAACGAATACAACAAGGCCTTGGCCGAGGGCAATATGCCGTTGGTCGAGCAGCTAAAGCCGATCTTGGCTCAGCAGGAGTCCGAGTTAGCGAGGTCCAAGGCGGATCAGGCGTACGTGAATAAGTACTTTACGGGCGCGGCGGCGGCGTTTGAAACGCCTGAGCAGTATCGTCAGCGTTTGCAACAGGCGCAGTTTACGGCGTTGAAGTTGCCGGAATTCACGGGTGCGACGGACATTGCAACACTGGGTGTGCCAGTGGGACCAGCGGTTGACCCGTACACCGCGTCGGTAACGCGGCAGACGAACGAGTACAACGCTGCGTTGAACACGTACAACCAGTTGGCGGCGGCGTATGGCAAGGACGTGGATTTTGTCAAAGACTATTTCAATACGATAGTCGCGCCGCAGAAGGCGGATGTCGATGCGTTGACCGTGGGCACTCAGGCAACAGCCAACAGGGCTGCGGCGACGGCGGCGTTCAATGCGATTAATGCGGGTCGTGCGTACAAGGTAGCGCCTGCGGTGGTGGCGGACTTCCGCAATGAGCAGCAGACGATTGCGGCGTATGCACCGTCGATCAAGGCGTTTGAGACGAACATCGGCGCGTTGACCAAGGCTCGTGATGCAGCGTCCAACTCTGGCTTCACTGAATACGCGTCGCAGTTGGATCAGTTGTTGCAGACTGAGTCGGACAAATATACGCAAGCGCTTGGTCAACGGCAGTCGGCGATTGACGCGGCGCAGCCTGATCCGATGCGTGACTACATTTTGGGTAAGCAGTTAGTGGCTCAGAAGATTGATGCGTTTGCACCGGTGGACATAAGCACGGTTGATTTCTCGAAGATGAATGCGGCCTTGTTTGATCCGGAGATTGCGCGTCAGACGAAGGACATGACGGCGGCACAGAACACGTACAACCAGTTGAGTACGTTGTATGGTGCCAAGAGTGATGTTGCGATGAACTTCTTGAACGACGTATTGAATCCGCAGAAGGCGGAGGTTACGCAGGCGACTGCTTTGAAGACAGCGGCGGCAGCGGCGATTGGTTCGTTTAACGCCGGTCGTGCGTATCCGAAGTACACGCGTCCTGCGATTACGGTGAACAAGACGACGACGGATGCGGCGATTAACAAGACGTTTGATCCGTTGGTTGCAACGTACAACAAGAACATTACGACGTTGGACTTGGCGAAGTCGAAGGCGCAGCAGGCGGGGTTGGATCAGTACGCTGAGTATTTTGATCAGTTGATTGGCAATGAGTACGCCAAGATTGATCAGGCCAATGCGGACCGTGAGGCGTATATTGGTGCGATACCGCGAGCGGAGGGTTCACCGCCGGAAGGTGAGGTGGCGGACAGTCGATCGAGGGCTTTACTAAAAAAGTTATCGGGGGATAGTGACGCCGCCACTGTCCCCGTACAGTCTTTTGCCAAAGGCGGCGAAGTAAAGCGGGAGTCGGATTCAGCGCGTGTATTGCGCAATGTCACGGGTGAGGCGCGTTCTTTGCGATCGGTGGAGAAGCCTGTATTGGGCTCTGTTGGCCGTGGTATTCAGAACGTGAGTGAATTTGTCTCCGCGCCGTTTGGCTACGAGAATCCGCCTGCGCGGATGTTGATGGATTTGTTGGGTGTTCCTGCGACGGGCCGTGCGATGGAGGATGTTGCGCAGGGTATGCCGTTAACGCGTGGCAAGGGTCAGGCGAGGCAGCTAAGACCTGATGCGGCGGAGGCGTTGATCAATGTCGCGCCACTGGCTCCTGTGGCTGCGAAGACAGGCGCTAAGTTAGCGGCCAAAGGCGCGAAGAAGGCTTTGCAAGAGTTGGGTCCGACGGCTGCGGGTATGGCGGAGAATCTTGCTGCCAAGACGGGCGCAGGCCCGATGTACGTGGTCAAACCAACGGGTGGAAACTTCATGCCTGCGGGGTTTGATTCTAAACTAGACCAATACCTAGAGAGTGTGGTTCAAGGTTTGTCTAAGGCGGAAGGGCTAGCGGGTAAGGACGCCAAGGCTGTCGCAGATTTCATCCGAACCAAGGGTCGCAAATATTTTACGACAGACTTTGGCACATCAAACGATCCGTTTAGGGCAGCGTTGTCTGAGGGTCGTTTAGGTGTATACGGCAAGGATAAAAACCTCTTTAGGGATTATCTTTTAGATGCAGCACGTGAGGGACGGCCTACCGCGATAGAAGACCTTGAACGAGCCTATGATGATGCAACGAAGTTACAAGGTATTGTGTATAACAAGCCAGAGGGGCGTGGGTTTACAACATCGGGTCGTGTAGAGACGGAACTACGTCAAAAATTAGAGGAAGCGGGAGTGCTGCCAGAGCATATTAATCCGGGGGGTCTTTACCCCTATTCCTCGCAAGAAATGGTGCAGACGTCTTTTAGTCCTGCAAGAAAAAAGTTGGGAGAGTTGCTAAAGGCAATGGAAGAGCTTCCTCCCGAGTTGCAAGCAGACTTTATTCGTGGCGTAGGTCAAAGAAATCCGGAAGCGCAGTCAATCTTGTATGCGGCGACGAAGGAGCAACCGATCTACGATCTGTCTCAAACCCCTGCAATGGACTTTTTGAGACCGGAAAATGTTGCAGAGGATATAGCTTCAGTTGTTGCAGCAGGATCACTCAAGGATTTGGAGCGCATGACCTTCTCTGATGCTGTGATCCGTGGTGCGCAGAACATGCGTTTAAAGCGTGACTGGCAGACGGTGATACAAACGGCGAAGGAAGGCAAGAAGGTTCCGAAAGAGATTTACCTTAAGGGTACTGAACCTGCGACTGGGACAGGGATACCTTTACGTGTTGGTGAGAACCTGCAGTGGGTGCGGATCATGACGCCTGATGCGGTGGAGCTAGAGGGTGCGGCAATGCGCCATTCTGTCGGGGATTATAAGTACAAAGACGTGTACAACCTTGGCGGCAAAGAAGGGTTTAAATCTGAACGAGCGCGGGTTTATTCGTTACGCAATGAAAAAGGTGTGCCACAGGTCACGGTAGAAATGGAAGCCTTGCCAGATGGGGGTGGGCTTCGCGTAACAAGGCAGATACAGGGTAAGTTTAATAGTGAGCCAAACGAAGAGCAGAAGCGCGCGATCTTCCAGCTATTCGATGAATTAAATCCGCAGTCCATTGAGTCGGCTAAGTACAGTTCGACGCGAACAGGTGAGCGATTAGAGAACGACACAAACGTCAACTGGGGCGACTTGTACAACCAGTACAAGAACTACAAAGAAGGCACTCAGGGCTTTGCAGGTGGCGGCATCGTTCGAAAGGCGGCACAGGCCTTGACGAAGATGGGCGCGAAAGAGTCGCAGGTCGCTGGTAAAGAGTTGACCACGCTACAGGATACATATACTTCGTTTGGCGACAGCGTCCGTGATCGTGCTGCAAAAATGCAGCAGCAGATGGACGAGATGGAGTTTAAGTACAAGCCGGGGCAGCGGGTCTTTACTGAGGATTCTGCGAAAAAGAATAAGCCACCATATACAATCAAGTCCAAGCGTCTATACGGCAATATTCCGATGCGTGAACCGCACCCTGATAACCCATTAATGGGTAAAGTCATAAAAGACCCTAAAACAGGTAAAACTCAAAGAACACCGTATGAGCCCGGTTATTTAGTGCGTTATGAGAAGGGGGATGATTGGTCTGAGTTTGTTCTCCCAGAGTCCGCGATCAAAGGTTCGGTAGACGAGTTTGCCAAGGGTGGTAGAGTCGGTAAAAAGCTCCCCGGTAAGCGTAAATACATTTAAGGAACAGTCATGCCAATAGATAAGCTCGGGGAAAACGAAAAGCCCTTGTCCGTGGAGATTGAAGCGGCGGGCATGCCTGAGATTGAAATCGTCTTGGAAGAGGACGGTGGGGCGACGATTGAGATGGGTGAGGAGGAAGCAGCGGAAGTTGACTTCTACGACAACCTTGCCGAGGTAATTAGCGCCGACGATTTGTCCGAGATGTCGCAGACGTTGTTGGCTTTTTACGAGGCAGACAAGTCATCGAGATCGGATTGGGAGACGATGTACTCCAAGGGCCTTGATCTGTTGGGCTTGAAGCTTGAAGAGCGGACCAAGCCTTTCCGTGGTGCGGCGGGGGCAGTGCATCCGATGTTGACGGAAGCCATTGTGCAGTTCCAAGCGCAGGCGATGAAGGAGTTGATGCCGTCGAGTGGCCCGGTTAGAACGCAGATCGTGGGCAAAGAGACGTTGGACAAGGCCCAACAGGCGGCTCGCGTTCAGGATTTCATGAATTATCAGATCACAACGGTGATGGAGGAGTACACACCGGAGTTTGATCAGGCGCTGTTCTACCTTGGTTATGGTGGATCGGTGTTCAAGAAGGTTTATTTTGACCGTTACTTGGGCCGGATGGTGTCCAAGCTGGTCTTGGCGGACGATTTGTACATCCCGTACTACGGCTCAAGCGTCATGGGCCAATGCTCACGGATCACGCATCGTGTGGCAATGTCCGCAAACGAGTTCAAAAAGCGTGTTTTGGCGGGTGAGTACCTTGATTTGGACTTGCAGCCAGAGGCGTATGACCCAACAGCGAGCGATATTTCCGAGGCAGTCAACAAACAGACGGGTTTAACGCCGTCTGACGATGCGGAAGAGATGTTTTTGCTTGAGATGCATGTCGATTATGACGTGCCGGGCTTTGAGGATGTGGGTGAAGACGGGGAACCGACGGGAATTAAGCTGCCTTTCTTGATTACGATCGAGGAAGTGAGCGGTCGCGTGGTCGGTGTGCGTCGAAATTGGGAAGAAAAGGACGAATTAAAGCTTCGAATTCCTGCTTTTGTGCATTACGTGCTGGTGGAGGGCTTGGGCGCGTACGGTTTGGGCTTTGTGCACCTGATTGGTGGCTTATCGAAGACTGCAACGATGGCGTTGCGTCAGCTTTTGGACGCTGGAACGCTCTCGAACCTGCCTGCGGGCTTCAAAGCGAAGGGTGCGCGTATCGCAGATAGCGATAATCCGATCCAACCGGGCGAGTGGCGAGACATTGACGCGGGTGGCGCGGAGCTAACGTCGTCATTACTGCCGTTGCCGTACAAAGAACCGAGCCAGACGCTGTTCTCGTTGCTTGGTTTTGTGGTGGATGCGGGCAAACGCTTGGCATCGATTGCTGACATGCAGGTTGGTGAGGGCAATCAGATGGCGGCGGTGGGCACAACCATCGCGTTGTTGGAAAAAGGCTCGATGGTGATGTCGGCGATCCACAAGCGCCTGCATTATGCGCAGAAGATCGAGTTCCAGTTGTTGGCGAAGGGCTTTGGAAAGTATCTGCCGGACGAATATCCGTACGAGGTGCCGGGTGCGTCGAGAAAAATCAAGAAGCAGGACTTTAATCAACTGGTGGCAGTGCTTCCTGTTGCTGACCCTAACATCTTCTCCGTTGCCCAGAGGATCACTTTGGCGCAAACGCAGTTGCAGTTGGCACAGACAGCGCCGATGATGCACAACATGTACGAGGCGTACTACCGTGTGTATGCGGCGATGAACGTCCGAGACATTGATGGCATCTTGAGACCGCAGAATACGCAGATGCCGAAGGACCCCGCGCAGGAAAATGCGGATGTGTTGGATCAGATGGAGTTGAAGGCCTTCTCTGGGCAGCAGCATGACGCGCACATCTTGTCGCATTTGATTATGGGCATGTCGCCGATGTTGCAGGCGAACCCACAGGCGGCGATGACCTTGCAAAAGCACATTCTTGACCACGTTCGCAAGAAGGCGGAGGAGATTGTCGAGGCGCAGTTGTTCTCGGAGTATGGTGCGGACCCTGACAAGATGGTGTCCCCGATCCAGAAGGAGGGCATGATTGCGTTGGAAGTGGCGAAGGGCATGATGGAGTTGCGTGGCATTCAGTCGCAGTTGGCAGGTGAGGGTCCGGACCCTGTGGTGCAGTTGAAGGAGGCCGAAATTCAGCAACGTGCACAGGCGGACAACCAGCGTATTCAGATTGAATCAGCGAAGTTGCAGGTAGAGCAGCAAAAGGCAGCGGAAGTACAGCGCGCTAACATGGCGCGGGTACAGTCGCAGGAAAACATTGCGATGTTACGAGCGGACGTGGCGCGAGAGCGTCTCAATCAGGTTAACCAACAGCAGGGAGCGAGAAATGCCTCTTAAAAAAGGTTCTAGTCAGAAGACAATCTCCGGCAATATTGGTGAGATGGTGGGCAAGTTTAAGAAAACCGGCTCGATAGGTACAAGTAAGCCTAAGGGCAAGAAAGCGGCGGTCAAGCAGGCGGTGGCGATTGCGCTATCTACTGCGGGCAAGTCGAAAAAGATGGCTAAGGGCGGTGCGATGAAGGGTGTGCAGGGCCCTGCGATGATTGTGAAGAAAAGAGACGGGAACAACCCGGTTAAGGTTTATTGATTTTCAAGCTTTCCAGACGGTAGCTAGAACCGTCTGCTCTCATGGAGATTTACCATGCTGGAATTTGCGGAAGCAGTTCTGAAGGACCTTAAAACATTGAGGTCTGACACTGAGGCGTTGATCTTGAACGGCTCGGTGACCACCATGGAGCGGTATCGTTTCCTGATGGGCCGTCTGGAAGGGTTGAACATGCTTGAGGATGCATTACGGGAACGCCTCAAGTCGTTTAGTGACGATGATTAACCCCGAAGGAGAACTGCATGGAAGCTGTAGAAGAAAATTTGACTGCTTTAGAGCGTAAATGGTTGAACCAGCAGAAGAACAAGGTTCCAACTATTGACGATGTCTTCAATGATGAAGGTCAGTTGGATGAGGTGAAGCTGAACGAGAGTGTTCGGGACCATCTCCCTCGTCCGACAGGCTGGCGTATTTCTCTTTTGCCGTATCGCGGGGCCCGAGTGACCAAGGGCGGCATTGCGATTGCGGAGGAGACGCAGAAAAAGACGCAGTTGGCGACTACCTGTGCCTATGTGCTTGAGGTAGGTCCTTTGGCGTACTGCGACGAGGGCAAATTTCCAGACGGCCCGTGGTGCAAGCCGGGGGATTGGATTGTTTTCGGTCGCTATGCGGGTTCGCGCATCCCGATTGAGGGTGGCGAGATACGTTTGATCAACGATGACGAGGTTTTGGCGACGATTGCCAATCCCGAAGACATTGTCCACATGCTTTAAAGGAGAAATGAATGTCAAATGAACAACTAGAGTTCAACATTGGCGAGGACGAAGAGTCTGCCACGGTGGAAATGAATCAGGACGGCTCTGAGGCGGTGTTAACCGGCCTTGAGGAAGCTCCTGAAGTTCAAATGCCGGATGAGCCGCAGCAAGAACAGAAGCAGCATGCTAAGGACTTGGACGATTACAGCAACAATGTGCGCAAGCGCATTGAAAAGCTGACTGCACGACTACGTGAGACGGAGCGTCGTGAGCAGGCGGCGATTGAATACGCTAAAAACGTCCAACAGCGGGCAACACAGCTAGAACAGCAGTTCCGACAGACCGATACGGAGCGGTTGTACGAGGCTAAAACCCGCATAGATACTCAGATTGCGGCCTTAAAACAGGTAGTCCGGCAGGCGCGCGAAGAGGGCGATCTGGACACGGAGACCGAGGCACAAGAGCGTTTGACGGCCATTTTGATGGACCAGCGTCAGGTGCAACAGGCCGCAGCGCAGCGCCAACAGCAGGATCAGATGGCCGCGTATCAAGCTCAGCAGCGCCAAGCTTTGCAACAGCAGCAGCAGGTGCAGCAGCCTCAGCCGTCAGAGCCTGATCCTCGGGCGGAGGACTGGGCTGAACAGAATGCTTGGTTTGGAAAGGACACGGCGATGACGCATGCTGTGTTTGGTATTCATGCCCAACTCATTAATCAGGAAAGATTTGACCCTCAAAGCGAGGAGTATTATGATGAGTTGGACAGGCGTATCCGCGAAGCGTTTCCTCACAAGTTCCAAAGTGGAAACGCTGGTCAAGCGCCCCAGAAACAACAGCGAGCACGATCCGCGCATTCCGTCGCTCCTGCAACCCGTTCGTCGGGAGTTAATAGTGCGCGCCGCAGCGTGAAACTGACCCCAAGTCAGGTAGCGATTGCCAAAAAACTCGGCGTTCCGTTAGAGGAATACGCTAAATACGTTAAGGAGTAAGACCATGGACAAGATTGACGTGCCTTCTTTAAATCGCAAGTCGCGGGAAGCCGAAAGCCGTACCGCAACTGCGCGCCGTAAGCCTTGGGCTCCTCCTTCAAAACTGGATGCGCCTCCTGCTCCTCCGGGCTATAAGCATCGTTGGATCAGAGCGGAAGCGAATGGATACGATGACCGTATCAATGTAGCTTCACGCCTGCGTGAGGGATATGAGTTGGTACGCGCCGACGAATACCCTGATTTTCTTGGCACTCCGATGGATAGCAACCGACACGCTGGGGTTCTCGGTGTGGGAAGTTTGCTCTTAGCACGAATTCCTGAGGAGACAGTAGCAGAGCGCAATGCGTATTACAGTTCCCGGTCCCGAGACCAGATGCAAGCTGTAGACAACGACTTGATGAAATCAAACGCGCATGACAGCATGCGCATCACCAAGCCGTCTCGTCAGTCACGAACAGTCTTCGGAAGTCCGAAGTCTGATGAGTAAACTTTTTTAAGGAATAGACAAATGGCAAACGTCGATAAAGCCTTTGGTCTGCGTCCTCTTGGCAACCTATCTGCTACTGGTGCACAGAAGCAGTATGGCTATGTCATCGCGGACAACCAATCAGGCGCTATTTATCAGGGTGACCTAGTCACTCTCGTCGGGGGCTTCCTCGTTCGATACGTCAGTGGCACTCACGCCACCGCTGTTGGCGTATTTAACGGTTGCAGCTACGTTGACCCAACCACTGGTAAGCCAACTTGGAAGAACTACTATCCGGGTTCGGTGAACATCACTTCCGGTCAGATTCTGGCTGACGTGATCGATGATCCTAATCAGCTCTTCCTGATTCAGGCTGATGAGGACATCGTCCAAGCGGATATCGGTCAAAACGCTGCTGTTGCCTACACTGCAGGTAGCAACATCACTGGTATTTCTGCGATGGAGTTGGACTCGTCCACCATCCTGACTACTAACACACTGGTCCTAAAGATTGTTGGTCTGTATAACGCACCCAACAATACGATAGGTGAAAACTTCGCCCAAGTCGTCGTAAAGATCAATGCGCATCAATACGGCAGCATTGGTGTTGCTGGCCTGACCTAATAGGAGCTAAATCATGGCTATTTCACGCGCACAACTAGTTAAAGAGTTGGAGCCCGGCCTGAACGCCCTGTTCGGTCTGGAATACAAAAACTATGAGCAAGAGCACACGCAAATCTACGACATCGAGTCGTCAGATCGTGCGTTTGAAGAGGAAGTCATGCTGTCAGGCTTCGGTGAGGCTCCGGTCAAAACCGAAGGTGCTGGCTTGGCTTACGACACCGCTCAGGAAGTCTTTACCGCTCGCTACACCCACGAGACGATTGCTCT